GGAGGCAAGAACGAGTCCGCCCTCTTCGGTTTCTACGAGGACGTTCCCTTCTGCCTTGAGTTGCGTGACGCACTGGATCAGCACTGGCTGGTCCGGCCCAAGGTCTACGTCCATCGGGTCAAGTCAGTGGACTTCTCGTCCCTGTCCAAGACCAAGACGGACTTCTCCCCTGCCGAACTCGACGCCCTGCTCACCAAGGAGCAGTGCCTGCATGACATCGCCGCCTTGGTGAACCAGCACCACAAGCGGAGCCATGGGGTGGTGTTCTGTGCCAGCGTCCTTCAGGCCAAGGCCCTTAGGGATTTGCTGGTCACCCGCCACGGCAAGAAGGTGAGTTGTGTGTGGGGCACCCAGAACGAGGACGAGCGGAACGACGAGATCAAGAAGTTCAAGTCAGGGGAGAACTCCCTGATCGTGAACTGCAACGTCCTAGGTAGAGGCGTGGACATCCCAGAGATCAACGAAATCTTCAACGCCCGTCCGACCAAGTCCAAGGCCCGCTACCTCCAAGCCATCGGCCGTGGGCTCAGGACTCTGGGCGGGGTGCTGGCCAACGCCATGACCCTTGAGGAGAGGAAGGCAGCCATTGCCGCCTCGGCCAAGCCGGACTTCGTGATCCACGACATCACGAATACCTGTGAGTTTCACCAGCCCATCGTGGCAATCGACGTTCTTCTGGCTGGGCCCAAGGAGATCATCGACAAGATCAAGGAAGACCAGCAGGACGACGAGGAGCCAGCCACCATCGAGGAACTGGACGCCGATCTGGCCGAGGAGATCGAGGCCCATAAGGAGATGGAGCGGCTGGCCAAGGAGGCCGAGAAGAAGCGTCGTGCTGAACTCATCGTGGGCGTCACCTTCGACTCCCGGCAGCGTGACCTGTTCGATCCGGCCACGGCCAAGCGGCCCAACGTCCGCACCTACCGGGCCATCTTTGGGAAGTGGAAGGGCTATCCCCTGAACTCACCCCTCATTCCCGACTCCTATCTGGAATGGGCAATCGAGAAGGCACGGCTCACGCCCTTCTGGTTCCGTGTGTACCAGCAGGAACTGGAGCGGCGGCAAGAGATGAAGAGGTACGGGGCATGAACCAAATCATCAAGGTTGCAGAACGTCGCCACGAACTTCACAAGAACCATGCTTCTTCTCGCCCACTGTCTCCCAACTACGAAACCATAGGGCTTGCGGGCGAGTTTGCATTTGGCCGCTTAACGGGAATCATGCCAGACCTTAGCGAGCGTCCAACTGGCGATGGCGGCGTGGACTTTCACTTGCCCCTTGTGTTCACCGTCGATGTCAAGACGGCCGAGAAGGCGTTCAACCTTTTGCACGAAGTCGGCAAAGAGTTTTGCGACATCTACGTCTTGGCCCAGACCGACGACAGTGGCAACAACGCACGGCTTGTTGGCTGGGAGTGGGGCTCAACTCTCAAGCAGGCCCCCACAAAAGACTTTGGCCGTGGGATTGTTAGCCACTACATCCCAAGAGAAAAACTAAAGCCGATGTCGGAACTGGCAAAGAGGCTGACGCCCTGCTTGGGCCCCGCTAAATGTCAAGATACACAGATTTGACATCGCCATTACAACCGAACTGACGGAGGAATCAGAGGGAAACGCCGGGCGGTGCGGGCCAATAGCACGGGCAACCGTCACTAGGGTCACAAGAGAAATCGGGGATTACCCCGACTCGATACGCCCCTCTCATTCCAGCGACGAAGCCTTCGTGGTGGCCCTGTTAGCAGTGGCAGGCCAGCCCCACCACGGAGTCACGGGATGACGGTCATACATCCCATACAGGCCCTGTTGCCAAAGACTGTGACCCAGCGGTGGGAAAGACCAGACGGCTTCAACCCAGCATAACGAACCTTGCTGGCGAGCCTGAGGGAGAGACGACACCGCTTGCCGGATGGGCTTGACCCTTAAGAAAGGCCAATGCTTCACCTCTCGGCTTAGAGAAAAGGGGTTGTCCCTCTTTTTTCTTGACGGACTTTTCAGTGCCAGAGCCAGAGCCAGAGCAATCCCGGGAGGGTCAGATGAAGGTTCGGATGAAGTCGGCTGACGGTCGGTTTGAGGTTGAGGTGGAGGGCAAGGACACCAAGGACTGCTTTGCCCAAGTGGCATCCTCGACTGAGGTGTTCGGCAACTCAGTCTGTGGTGCCTGTGATTCCCAGAGGACTATCCCCCTTGTCCGTGAACATGATGGGAACACCTATTACGAGATGAGGTGCCAAGACTGTGGGGCATCCCTTGCCTTTGGTCAGAAGAGGGCAGATGGAAGTCTGTTCCCGAAGAAGAAGGGCAAGGACGGTTCCTATCTGGACAACAATGGCTGGCTTAAGTGGCAGTCCCATAAGCAGGAGAGGGAGATCGAACCCTTTTAGTGCATCACTGGACGAAGGCAGGGACATAAACCCTGTATGCGTCCAGCAGTCTTAGCCATGGCGGTGTTCGTGATGGGGTGCCGACAAGTAGGCATCTCTAACGACCCGCCTATGGCTAGGGCAGACGGCTTGAAGTGGGTGGAACTGACCACAACCAAGCAGTTCAGCCACGAATCCACCATGGTCGTGGACATCGAGTCCCGGCTGCCACACAAGCATCCCTGCCGGGACGAAGACTTGGTCACTTGGGTCCACGAAGGAACCCACTACCTGAACTCAAGGGTGGGCGAGGAGCATGGCAGGCCCGGGTTCTACCTGACTGAAGGCAGAGCCGTCCTGCTGGAGCAGCCCGACCTGACCCTCAAGCAGATCGCTGACTACATCCCCGAGCATGACCGCCGCACCATCTATGACACCTACCTCGTCAAGCAACGCCAGTGGTGGGACGACAGGCCGCTCTACCTCCTCGATGAATGGGTCGCCTATGGCAATGGTACGGCTTGTCGGAAGTCTTTGAACAAGACGGGGAAAGACCGGATTGACACGGTCCGGTTTGCCTTGGAGATGGAAGTCTACGTCCGATACATGGCTCGGCTTGCTGCCAAGGACCCTGAGTATCAAGGCATCGACGACCTGAACAACTTCATTGAGTGGCACTCCAAGCGGGTCCGTTATCTGGCAGGCCCCGAAGACATAGCCCTTGCCACCGAAGAGATGCTGAAGAAGTAAAGATACACAGACTTGACACGGGGTTTACAACGAAAGCATCGCGTGGTTCTCAGGGTGTTGATTCGATGGTCAATATGCCGAGCAATCGGAGAGCATTCGATAGCAGGAGCGGAACGACGTTGACCGACCGCCCTGTGTGCGCCATGAGTTTGGGGACACCATGAGAACGACAAGGATCAGGAGCGGCGCATGAGTGACGAAGACGAGCAGTCCATTCCATCCCCCGCTGGCTTTGTGTGTATCGGAGGGCCGCAGAACACGGGATACGACGAGTGGTATGACCAGTGGTATCGCTGCCCGAGTTGCGGGAAAACCAATATCGCCCGCTCGTTTGGCTGGTGCCCCGACTGCGGCACAAAACTTCAGTGGCAGGAAGAGGCATGAGCAAGAAGAAGGACAGGAACCGATCCAACCTAGAGGTCTATGCCTTCAACTCCGTCCGTTGTGCCGTCTGCTGGTGGAGGAAGTTCAGGCCGGGGAAGCGGTGCGAACTTCACCACATTGTCGGACGGCGGGGGCACGACCCTCATCACCACCGCAACCTCATCATGGTCTGCAACGAGTGCCACTACGGCTACCACTCGGGCGGGCAGAAGTCTCTTTCCCTAGGCCAAATCCTAAGGGCAAAGGAAGACGAGGACGGAGAGGTTGACATCCCGTTCTTGGCAAAACTCATGGGGCGAGTCGGGCTACGAGAGGACCCAACCGACCTTCCTCAGTGGGCCTTAGAAGAAAGAAAGATCAATGAAGGCAAGTGATGCTTTCCACTTCCGGTGTCTACGGAAGCAACTCCTAGCAGCAGAGGGTAAAGGCAATGCCGATCAACAGCAGGACCAAAGGCAAGAAGGGGGAACTGGAACTGTGCCACGAACTGAAGGCTCTATTCGGATGGGAAGCAAGGCGAAGCCAGCAGCATTGCGGGGATGCGGGGGACGCGGACGTTGTGATCGAGGGGCTACCGCTGGTATTCCCGGAAGTGAAGAGGGTGGAGAGGCTGAACGTGGTGGAGGCCATGCAGAAGGCAATGGCTCAGGCCCAAGAGAAGACGCCGCTGCTATTCCACAGGACCAATCGCAGCAAGGCGGGCTGGCTTCTGACCATCCGGCTGGAGGACCTGATGGTTCTGATGGACATGGTGGACTCCATGCCTACCCCTCAGGAGCCGTGCGATCCGCCCTCTCTGGAAGATACGACTTGCTGCCCACAGCCGGGACTCGTCGGGCGGCTGAAGCAATGGGTCACGGGGCCGAGCGGTACGGGGAACACAACTGGATGAAGGGTATGCCCATCGGCCATGTCCTCAACCATGCCCTAGCCCACATCTTCAACTACCTAGAAGGCGACCGGAGCGACGACCATCTCGGTCATGCAGTCGCCAACCTGATGATGGCTTGCCACTTTGATGAGGTGGGAGATGACTGAAGACAGCATCCCCTGCCTGCAAGCAAAGGTCGACGCCCTCAGGGAGAGCCGGGACTCTTGGATGGACCTGTCGAACAGCCACGCCATGCAGGCTGACCACTACAGGGTCGAGGCCATCAACCTTAAGGGCCGGGTGTGGGAACTGGAGCGGGACCTGAAGGCAGCCAATAACGCTCTGGCTCTGGCACGGGAGGCACTCCTCAAGGCGGACATCCTGAACGCGGAACTGGCCAACAAGTTGGAGGCGGTCAATGCTGGACAGCCTTGAGTCTGAAGTTGTCGAGGGTGGCTGGCGGTCTCTCTGCATTGGGGTGCTGCTTCAGGCAGTCCAAAGGGTGGAGGCCAGCAGCAAACTCTTCAAGCCGGGTGCCAAAGTAAAGATGCTAGGTAGCGGCGGGATGGATAAGGAACTTCTTAAGCAGCGAACCCAAGCAAGAGACTGGTTCTACGGACGTATAGGTCTCGTCACCTTTGAGGATTGCTGCGAAGCCATGGGGGTCGAGCCAGACCGGACCCGAGAGAAGATCATGCAGTGGTGCGAAGAGAGAAAGAGAGAGCCCCCCTTCATGCAAAGGGGAGCCCAAACTTCCCTGACGAAATGGGCATCCGGCGATTAGCCTGAGGTCCATGTTCCGGCAGCAACCCAAGAAGAAGCCGAAGCCCCGCAAGCCCCAGCCCTGCCATGAGTGCGGGCGTCCGGGGGTGTACGGAACCGATACCTTCGGGGTCGTGTCTGAGAACTGGCGTTGCCGGGACTGCCATGAGAAGGCCTGCCGAACGGTGATTCGGGAAGACGTATTCATCCGGTACGGGGTGCCGTAGATGCTTACCCCTGAGCAGCAGGCGGTGGCCGAGGAAGCCATGAGGCTGGTCCCTGTTTGCGTCAGGACCTTCCTCAAGGCCATGCCCTGCATCCGTCAGGTGGCCGAGTGCTGCGACCTAGAGAGTGCCGCCTATTACGCCTGCTGCCGTGCCGCCAAGACGTATGACCCAACACGGGGCGTCGGCGTGTCTGCCTACTTCTCCGTGGCCATCAAGAATGCCATGCTTAGAGAGGTGCAGAAGGAAATAAAAACCCAAGCCCACTCCATAAGGCGGATACCCCTAGAGGAAATCCATAGGAGGCAGGCACCGAAGCGAGAGCAGGGAGAGTCGGCCCTCCCTGCCCTGCTCCAGTTGACCGACGAGGAAAGAGATTGGATCGAGCAGTACGTCTTTGAAGGTGCTAGTTACCGGGCGTTTGGCCGTCAGTCCGGGAAGGACCCTCGGACTGCGAAGAAGATTCTGAAGTCCCATCTGGACAAGTTGAGGTCTGCTGTCGAAGAGCAGCCTTGATCTTCCGCCGGAACGGCCTGCACTTCTCACGCCTGATCGACCCGCCGTAGGCACACTTCTCCTTCCAGCCATCCTTCCCGGGATAGCCTGCCGCCCTAGCCTTCAGGGCATAGTGGAAGAAGGGTTGGTGATACTTGTGGCCATTGGCCCTATTGATTCCCTTCTTGATGAGCAGTCTGGCAATGTTCTTCCAAGACATACCCTTGTTGTTCTGGAGGATGGCCCACTCGATGACCTTCCTCTCGGCCTCGTCCGGCCTCCAGATGCCAGCCTTGTCCTTCCACCAGCCAGCCGGTGGCCTGCCCCCATGAGGCAGCCCCTTCTCCTGCCGGATTGCCAAGGCATCCCGAGTCCGGGCCTTGATCCACTCCCGTTCCATCTCGGCCACTGAGGCAAGCAAGTGCATGACGAACTTGCCGAGGGCCGTGTTGGTATCGAGGGCAATGTCCAGAGACAGGAGGCAGACCCCCTTGGTCTGGAACATTTGCAGGAGAGAGGCTGCATCAAGGACGTTACGGAATGCCCGGTCCATCTTGGACCAGCAGACTACGTCGTCCTTCTGGGCAACGATCCAAAGGGCTAGGCCTTTCTCTCGTTCGGTGAATGGCTTGCCGCCAGACGTAGCCTTGTCCTCATAGAAGCCGCCGAACTCGTACCCCTCAGGCTTGTACTTCGATTCATAGGCATGGGTGATGGCTTTCTGCTGGGCCTCAATCGAGTATTCCTGACCGGCAGTAGAGGCTCGGCAGTATCCAAAGAACTTAGGCACGGCTACTCCTTCTCTGCATTAGGCATGGATTGCGATGCTTTGCGGGCGGCGTTGGCAATCCTGCCTGCACTCTCTGCCAGCATTGCACCGTACTTTCTTTTCAAGAAGGGCGTCATTGCCGATGCCTCATCAAGTCGCTGGGCAATCAGCAGCATCAGTTGCCGGGTCATGATGCCAGAATCCCGGGAGTGCATGATCGAGACAATGATGTCGTCGAAAACCTCGCAGACTTCGCCCTCTTCCGGCCCCTCAAATCGCTTGCCATCCAGATAGCAGAGCGATCTTTCCCGGAACCGGATCATGCAAACAAGGGATTCGTACAGCAGAATCTCTGCGTCACTCCACTTCGTCTTTGTCTTTCGCGTCTTTGCCATGGTGCTTTCCCCAGTGGTAATCGGCATATCTTGAGGCGGCGAGTACGGCTTGGGTGTCCTCCTTTCCAAGGAACGTGTCGCCCAACTCTGCCGCCATGACCGTGGCCGACCGGGCAACGATCAACCACATCCCCCGCTCGACCTTCTCAGTCCACGCTGGCTTGCTCATCGCCCTCCCTGCGGTGAATAGAGGCCCTTGTTCCACTTGCTAACCTTGGAGTCGGACGCCCGGTCTGTCTCACTACGACGCTGGGCATAGTGCTTTTCCCTCTCGACCTTGGCCCGCTCGGCAACCCAAGGGCTAAGGCCTAAGCCAGACAGGGAGACAGCCTCGTCTTCTGGTGTCGGTGCCTTGTCGCTCATCGCTTCTTCTTCTTCTTTGCGGTGACGGTCTGGTACTTATCCCAATCAATCGACAGCGAACGCGACACGTTCTTGGCCCGCCTCTTCAGGTATCCCTTCTCGACAAGGGAGTTGATATGGCAGACGACGCCATTGACGTTGCCGATACCCAGAGCCGCACCCATCTCTCGATAGGTGGGCTGGGCATCGTGCTGGGATAGGTAGGACACAATGAAGTCAAGCAGTTCGTGCTGCCTTGCCGTCAGTTCGATGGTCTGCATGGGACCTCCTTAGGTGCTGACGAACAGGGCCTTGTTACCGGCCTGCTCAAAGAAGGAAAACACTCGACGCTCACCGTCTCCGACGATTGACTTCACGATTTCAAGGGGGCAGCCGAGACGGACATGGGCACTGGGGCGGCGGCGAGGACGCTTCTTGGCCTGCGACTCCCGGAAGGTGACCTTGTAGGCAGGGGTCGGATCGTCAATCCCAACCCGGGTGAACGTGAATGTCTTGTCCTTGTCGGACCACTTGGCAACCAGACGGTCGCCCTTCTGCCAGCCGAGTTGCTGGGCAATCGAACTGGAGAAGTTGCAGGACACGGCATACTCCCTGCCGTTCCCGTCACGGGAGTTGGGGTTCTGGCTCATGTAAACAACCAAGTCAGACTCATGCACTCGGTTGCAAGTGGGGGCAAAATCAAAGTCCATTTGTCAGTTGTCCTTGGGGAGTGAATCGAAAAGGGGGGTACTGGCAGGGGCTGCCAGTACCCCCCGGAACTTCTGTCGAGGTCAGCCGAACAGTTCGGACAGGGCCTCTTGCTCTTCCTTGGTCAGGTCCTCGCCGTCGCTGGCCGGTGCAGCCTCAGGCTTCTTTGCCTTGGGCTTGGCTTTCGTCGGCTCGCCCTTCCTGATCTGGTCAAGGATCGCCTTGGCCCTCTCGGAAATGCTCTGCTTATGCCGGGTCGGAAGAAGCGGGATCGTCGGATCAACGTCCTTCCTCAGTTCGTAGATACGCTGGTACACCGTGTTGGGCTTGAGCCCAATCTCTTCTGCGAACTCCTCCTTGGTCAGGCCACGCTCGTAGGCATTGATGTAGGCAGGGAGGAAAGTCTCAAGGGGAATCTTCTTACTCATGGTCTATCTTGTTCCTTTCAAACTCTTCGGGGGTGTCTGTTTTTTCGGCAAGGAGTGCAACGATGCGGCACTCAATGCCCTTCTTTCGGAGGAATACTGCTCGGTCGGATGCTTCGATTGCGAATGGGTAGTGGGCGGGGAGGTTTCGGTACTCGTCGCACTGGTCAATCTGCCACTGGCCGTCCTTTCTGTAGGCAATGCAGTACCCATAGACCTTGAGTCCAACGGGATGCTTGTCAGTCGTGTTGAGGGTGTCATCGTCAAGCATAGATTCTCTTTCGTTTGAAGCGTGGATCAGGAAACAGGAACACGGTCACAGCACTAGCCCAATGACTCCAGACAAGGAAGTTGGCTATCCATTCCGACACTGTGATCGACGTTCGGTCGTACTCGATGACGAGTATCTGGTAGGCCACAACCACCACGCTCCTCATGGCATAGCCAAGGAGGGAAGAGTGGCCTTCATCCAGCGTCCACATCCAAAACAAAATGAACAGAATCGACGCAATAACCAAGCCTTGTTCTGATGCCATCGGGCTAGTCAGTCAATGGTCATTCGTTCAGCACAGAGGGAGCGAGTTAACCAACTCCCGCTCCTCGATGCTGTTGAAAATGCCTTCGGGCTTCATGACTCGGGCCTCGTCGTACCCGAAGGTCTGGCTATGGTCGGACAACTCCCAAACCATTACGACAGATTGGGAGTCGGACCAATCGTGAAGGTCTTTCTCGCTTTCAACTTCTCCTTTCGCGTAGGCGTGGCCACCAAGCATCTTCATTCTTGTGGCAGACCTGAGGCTGTTGTTGGGCAACATCCCGAGCCGGTAGCAAGGCAACTGCCGGAAGGCCCGAGCCAGCGGACGCTTCCGGTCGAAAACTTCTCGGCGGTATCGGTTGGAGTCCATTGACTTACCCCACAGATAGTCAGCCGAGAACGCCGAGTACCCATCGGACATCAACTGCCTTGACCCAGCCGGAGGAATGACAACCCTGATCCATCGAGGCTCAGGGTGCATCTTGTGGGCGGTGTTCTTTGAAGGCTCGATCCAGTGGAGAACCAGTTCGGGCAGCCGGTAGAACAGCGGGTCAGCCTGATCGTTCCGGCCAACCACAACATCCATCCTGACTGACCCGCCGAACCTGATCCTCTCGATTTCGCGTGACTCGGTGAAGGTCCCGCCGGGATACAAGGCAACCTTCAGGTAGGGGAACTGCTTGGTCATCTTGATCGCATCGGCATGGACCCTTGTGGCCAGAGCCCTCATGCGATCCTTGTCCCAGACCGGATCGGCAACCTTGTATGCCGTGCCTCCAAGGACAGCGTCCTTGGCCACAGTCGAAACGTCATGGTTGTCCCACTCAGGGGGAACCATGCTGGCATACCAATCCATCTTGGAGAGGCACGTTCCCGGCAGGAACCCGTGCATCAAGTCGATGGGCTGGGAGGAGTGGCTGTTCCCCAAGACGCTCATGACGCCAACGTAGTCCTGAACTGAGTCCATGAACTTGCCGTCTCGGTCCCGGATCACAAGGCCAGCACAGTCCGGGCCCCCTCTGCGACGAGGCTTTCCGCCATGCCAACGACCAACGCGAGCCACTGAGCCATCGGCATTGTGGTAGGTCGCGGTAGTCTCAAGTCCTGCCCTCACTCCTACAGGCAGGGACACCGGCAGATACTTGTGCATCCGCTTCCTGTACTGGGTGGTGGTGAAGTACAGGTAGTAAGTGGTGTAGAACTCTTCCCCCACCTTAGACCCGTTGATCTGGGCATACGGATCAGACTTGCCGGGAGATATCAGTTGGAAAGTGGTGCAGTAGTTCGTGTCCTGAAGGGCCATCTTGGTCAGGCACCCCTTCAAGAACTTGTCACTGCCATCGTTCCGAAGTTTCTTGTATTCAGCCGGGTCTTTTCGGTAGAGAGTCTCGGCCCTACGCAGGAGCCAAGTCATCGTCGGAATCTTCTTGACTTCATTCCTCGTCGTCATCGAGCGTCTCCTTTGCGGGGTCGTCCGGGATTCGGACCTTGGTTGCCCATGACGGAACCCTTCCGTCTTGGGTCGCGGCCACAATCAACTGCCCCTTGATGGGCTTGTCGGGCCACGGGGTGTAGGTGTCTGTCACCAGCACCGTGACATCGGGGTGGTACTTCTCCTGCGTGTACTCAATGGGGATTCTCATGTCGGTTCCGCCGCCCCCCTTGAACTCAAAGTCCTCGGAGATGCTGGTAACCTTGATGTCCTGCCCCACCCGAGCATCGCAAGTCACAACTGGAACCTGACCGAGAGCCTTGAGCCCGTCCTTGATGACTCCGATTGCCTTGCGAAGACAGCCAGCAGTCATCGAGCCCGAGGTATCCACGATCACCACGGCACTGGGCGAATACTTCTTCACGCCCTTCAGCCGAGGCATATCAGGAACAGCATCCTGCCGTCGGCTGATCCGTCGGTAGGTGTAGTCCGGGGCACCCCGATGGTTGGCAGCACACCGGGCAACGGTAGCCTTGAGCCGGTCCCAAGGGTTCGGCTGGGGCCGCAACTTCTGCTTGATGATCCGCTTCAGTTCGCCCGGGACAGTCCCGATACCTCCGGTCCACTCACGGTCCTTCTCAAGTTCCTCGATCTTCTGCTCGACCATCTCCAGCAGACGGTCTTCCCGGAAGGCATCCCAGTTGGGATCGGGCTCTTCCTCGTAGTCTCGGGGCTGGCCGTCAGAGGCAGAGCCCCCGCCGATCATCTCAAACCCTTCGTCTTCGACTCCATCACTGGAGCCTTCACCTTCCGGCTTGCCTTCATCACCTTTACCTCGGCCCTTGCCATCGCCTTCCTGATCTCCTTCAGAAGGCTGCTGTTCGCCGCCACCATCCTGTTTCTCCTGCTTGGGGCCATTCTCATCAGGCTTGCCACCCTCGTCGCCGTCATCCTGACCGGGCTCGTCAGGCTTCTTGGTCCGGCTGGACCGGATGATGTCGTAGTACTTCTCGATGGTGGAGTTCCGCTCGATCTCCGGCCACACTTCCTTGGCCTTGTCGAACGTCACCCCACCCTCCGGGCACTTGTCGGCCAGAGCCTCAAGCATCTCCCAGACAACGATGTCCATGGCGATGTTGAGGTCGAGTTGCTCCTGCTTGGTCGGGTGGTCACCGACAATCCTCGGGGCCCGATGGCAATGCCGAAGGACGATGTGCCAAGTCTCATGCAGGAGAACGTAGCCGCCCTGCTCCAGAGTCAGAGTCTCGCACCACTCAGGGTCGTAGTAGAGTCGGGCGTACTTATCGACAGCCATGGTCCCAAGACCGGGACGCTCCACCGGGATCAGGCTATAGACATAGGGAGCAAGGTATGGGCAGTGGTCATGCACCGCCATCTTGAACTGGGTGATCCGATCAACCATTGCCAAGTTATGCACTTCGCACCTCGATCTGTTTTAGGGTTTGCTGTCCGGCCTTGACCATCGACTTCTCGACGGGGCCACGATTGAGAGGGCTGCCGACATCCACCGGAGAGAAGACCACTACGGCAAAGCCCCTATGTCGGAGCCGCCGCACCAAGTCCTCGTCCTCCGGTGTCATGCCAGCCTTGTATCTGCTGCGGTGAAACATCAGGCTTTCCCTTCTGCTTTGGCGATTGCGGCCACTGCATCTGATAGCATTAGCCCGCTCCATCCTTCCGACTCTGCGTTTTCGACCATGTATCTCAATGCCGACAGCAACTCGGGGGCTGCGGCAATCAGTCGGGCATTTGCCTCGTCTCCAGACTCAAACTCGGCGTATCTTGCTGGAGTTTTTGCAATCAATCCCCGAACTACAGAGCCTGCTGGAGCAGATATGGCGTAGCACCTAAACCCTCTTCCGTCGTCGCAGTTGGGATCACCTTCTGTTTCGGTGACTCCATATGCCCATGGACCCGGCGTGTGGCTCATGTTCACCCTGCCTTCTTCTTGCGGAACTGGGGCGGAATCCGATCCCCGAACTGCTTGATGGCAGCCAGAGACTTCTTGCTAAGGGGGAGCCCCTCGGGCCGAGCCTCGACAAGATGCCGGAGTTGGGTGAACACAAGGTCAGCAGTGTCCTGCCCGATGTTGGAGCAGAACAGTTCGACCGCAGCGTCCATCCGATCCTCGGAGTAGTGCTGCTTCACCGCCGTCACCACTGAGGTCATCAGGGTCACGGTCAGGTCAGCCCGAGTCTTGTTGTGCTTGAACTGCTTCTTGCCAGACAGCACTTCCTCGGGGTCCACAAGGTCCAACTGGGCAAGGAACTGCATGATGTTCCGGCCCACGGTCTTGCCGACCATGCCGATGCAGATGTCCTTCTTGATGTCCTCCGGGGCATTGACACTTGCCGCAGCAGCCAGAGCATCACGGAGATACTTGGCCGAGCGGGGAGTGCAGTAGGCGTACTCCTCATCCCCCTTGGGAATAGAGATACGGTCGTTGCTGTTCCGCCGGAAGTAGGACACAAGGTTCGCACCGACCATCGGCTTGAACCGCTTCCAATCCACCGGAAGGGTCGGCACCCAGCGGGGCTGGAAGTCATCGTCCTCGCTCATCATGCCGGAAGCCCAAGCATCGAAGTCGTGCTTCCAATCCCAGTGGAAGAAGCGATTCGACATGGACTTCTCCAGAGGGCTGGCGTTGGG